TATGATAAAAAGACGAAATCCTTATCATTTAATTTTTGTCCGTTAGCTAATAAAAGTTGTTTGCACCAGCTTTGATATTTCTTCAGCATTTGCATGATTCTAGGTTCCATATCAATAGTACGGTAACTATTTTTAGTTTTCAGTGGACCAATTTTACTTTTAGTGCGTTGGCGATCAAAAGTTACTTGGTTATTAGAAAAATCGATATCTCTCCATTGCAACCCGAATGCCTCTCCGCGTCGACAACCTGAGTAAGCTAAAAAGTGAAACATTGTACTAATAGTAATTGTTTCATGTTCATGGACATAAGATAGAACTTTTTGTAATTCGGCCTTGGGTAGTACATAAACATCATCATTTAATTCGTCATCTTTAATAACTACCTTTGTAAAACGGTTACGAGGTAAAAATTCATTATCTACTGCAGCATTGATAGCTACTTTAAATATGCGATGAAAAAGTCTAATAGTAGTAGCTTTATATCCTTGTTTTTCGAGTTTTTGAATAAACTCACGTTTGTAAGTTTCCTTATCTAATGAAGAGAGCTTATATTTCCCGAGCAATGGCTTGAATTGGTCGCGAATCATATTTTTACGTTGTTTGATCGTATTATCACGCCAAGCATTTTGATTTGATTCAAACCATATATCCAACCATTCAGAAACCTTCATATTGTCATTTTCAACTTCAATATTATTACCTGTTACAAGTTTTGCACGTATCTCACATAAAGCGCGATATGCAGCAGCTTCATTAGAAAACCCCTGTTGTTTCTTTTCTCGACGTTTCCCTAACAAATCGTAGTATCGATGTCTGTATAACCATTTTTTATTTCCTTCTGCATCTAGATACCAAAACAATTCTTTATCACGTTGACATTTATTTTCTTTTGGCTTTTTTGACATTTTTATCCCTCATTCGTTATCGGGCAGATGTACGTTAATGGGGAAATTTTTAATCACCACCTTTCAAAAAACGGAATGTACGTTCTGTTTTTGTGTATTGAAATAGCCTCTTTTGATAAAAAGAAGCTATATGCAAGAACAATTAATTTGCAAATGTCGTGTTACGAGCTTTCCAATCTTCTAATTTAATGAACACCCAGAAGCCGTATATTCCAATTGTTATTATAGTTAAGATCCACCACTTAATCCAATGACCAAATAAACCAACCGCTGAGCCGTTGAATTTCAATCGGCGACCTTCAACTACTGTGTGATTGATTTTCCAACCATAAATCATAGTAAGTGACCACGGATAACATATTCCTAGTGTGAACACTGTCACAAGCGCACCTAAAATGCACCATCCGATAAATTGAAATAATCCTCCATCAAAATATGACGTTTTACCTTTTCTACTTTCTAGTTTAGTCTCTTGAATAGTAATGTTTGTTGTCATTTTTAATCACCCCTTTTTTAAATATAAATTTATATTAAAATAGCCCCTTAAACTTCAACTTCACCAGTTCTACTGGAACGTTGTATAAGGTAGCTATGTCAAAGATAGTCATTTGATCATATGAATCAAATAAACTTTCGTCTGGAATTAATAGATAAGCTGCAAATTTATTTGCTTCAACTTCTATTTTATCAATAGAGAAAAGAGTATTTGTACGCATAAACGGTACACAAGAACGTCTATGTAAAACGGCATGACCTAATTCATGTGAACATACTACACGTTGATCATCATATGGAAGATTATTATTTAAAAAAATAAGTTGATTGCGTTTTTCGTACTGGTAAAAGCCATTTATTTCAAAATGTAAATCCCAATAGATAACGTTTATATTCAGATACTCTGCTAATTCAAATGGATTTCTTGTATTGTATTTTTTACATAAATAATCGATCTTAGATTGGATAAAATCCATTTACATCCCTCTAATCAGGTTAATCTTCGTTGTCTCTATTGTTTTTAGGAATGAATTTTTTGTTATTTTTCTTTGCGAGTCTGATACCGAACTCCATTGCTTCTAATAAAGATTCTTTCGCTGCTTCTGACATTGGCTCACCGTTGAATAGTAGACCTGTTGCAGATGATAGATCTTCGCGTAGTTCGTCCATACGCTTAGCTACGTCACGCTCATCTTTAGATGATAGTTTATTATTTTCTTTGATAGAAGTATCGTTTGTTTTACCTAATAGGTAATCGCTAGGACAAGATAAAGCTTCTGATAATCCAGCGATATCTTCACCACTTGGATCGGTGTAACCACGTTCCCAATTAGAAATGACTTGTGGTGAAACAGAAATTTTTTGAGCTAGTTGCAGTTGAGTAAATCGCATCTTTTTTCGTTGTTCTTTAATGCGAGAACCAATAATATCACTCATTTAAAACACCTCTTCTCTATATTGAAGCATACCCAAAACTAACGGAATTTGATATATTATTAACGGAATTTGAGAAAAAATATATAAAACTAGTTGACACTAACGGAATTCGTTAGTATAGTGTTATTAACGGATTACGTTAGTCGAAAAGAGGTGAGTACATGATTTGTGAAAATGTAAAAAGAGTCCGTGTAACACGCGGCATAACCAAAAGACGTATAGCTAAAGGTATTAATGTAACTGAAATGACATATGGTCGAATCGAAAACGGAAATAGTAAGTTAAGTGCAGAACACTTAAAAATTATAGCTACAATACTTGGTGTACCAGTAGCAACTTTTTTTGATGAAAAACTAACGGATTCCGTTATAAAAGAGATTACTAGTGTTTCTTCATCGAAAGAAAAACGGTTAGCTTAATGTTTTAGCTTTTAATACAAAAAAGGAGGTTTATTAATGAATCAATTAAATATCATCGTACATGATAACCGTCGAGTGTTAACAACATCTCAAATCGCTGAAAGTTATGGTGCTGAAGAAAAATTAGTACAACAAAATTTCAGTAATAACAAAGGTCGTTTTAAAGAAGGCAAACACTTCTTTTTATTACAAGGTACAGAGTTAAAAACCTTTAAAGACCACTTCGAAAATTTAGGGTTGGTTAAGAAAAATACAGCCTCTTTATATTTATGGACAGAAAAAGGTGCATTACTGCATGCGAAGTCTTTGAATACTAATGAAGCTTGGAACGCTTATGAAATGTTAGTTGATGAATATTACAAAGTTGTTGAGCAATCAAATCAACAAGATCCAATCGAACTTGCATTACAAACATCACTTAAAAATTATCAAGAAATCAAATCAATCAAAGGTGACGTTGAGTATCTAAAAGATCACATGCGAATTGATGGTGCTCAAGAATACGCGCTAAATTCGCAAGGTAAAGCTAAAGTATTTGAAGTTCTTGGTGGATATAATTCATCAGCGTATAACGAAGTGTCACGCAAAGCGTTCGGAGAATTATGGCGTGATTTCAAACGTCATTTTCAATTACCTCGTTATAGTGAATTACCAAAAACGAAATTTGATGATGCAGTTTATTTCATATCTAAATGGCGACCAAGTACGTCACTCGAAATTGAAATTGAAAGTTACAACAAACAATCACAACTTAAATTAGTTAAATAATCCATCCAATGTAAGAAAGGAGGATTTCGATGCTTGCTCAATCTGAAAGCTCGGTAATTCAAAATATTTTAGAACTATCTGGAATCACGCCAGAAAAAGTATCAGCAGAATTAGATAGATTACTAGAAGATTATTCTCGGGCCACGAAAATATCATGGACCGTTGAAGAAATATCTTGGTCCACAGGTATTAAAAAAGAATATTTAGACAAACACATTTTAAAGGATCCACGAATGAAAGTATTTGAACGCAGACGTGGAAAAGGGTTACGTGTCTGGATGTATGACGGCAGTGTTGAAGCACTAAAAGAAATTTTAAATGAATGGTATTAAGAATAAAAATACATCGGGCAGATGTACGGCATAGGAGAGGCCAGGGCAAATGGCCTCAAATAAAACATCAAACTACCAATCTAGTAAAAATTCATAAGAGGTTGGGGCAAATCAACCTCTTATCTTTATATTAAGTTAACTTGGAAGAAATAGCTAATCCATCATGGACTAAGTCCATTATCGACTATATGGAGGAAAAGAAAAATGGGAGTATTATCACTCGATTTTACAAAAGTATTAAAGAAGTTTCGCGAAGAAGCGAAAATTTCTCAAGAAGAAATGGCAGAAGAACTAAATATAACGCAATCGCATGTTAGCAAGTACGAATGTGGGCGTAAAGTTATAGATTTAGAAACATTTATGCGTTGGGTCCAAATAACAAATTGTGAGGTACAAGCTGCGGCAATGATGTTCGGTTCAGAGGTATGTGCTCAAGCGTTGCACCTTTTACAAACAGTACCAATGTTTATAGGAGGCATGTTCACATGGATATTGTAGAAAAGTTAAAACTTGAAATAGCAAAATTAGAAGCTTGTAACGAGGATTTATTAGTAGCAATAGGGGTTCATAACAAACGCGGTGAGTATCACATATCTGCTGAATGCATGCGTAAAAGTCAACGAACTATGCACCAAATCAAAAGGGTAAAAGCGCATTTACGTGATCAACAAAATTTCCTTTGGGTTATTAAAGATTTACAAAATAGAGGACTACTTGGCGAGGTGATGAAGGAATATGCGAATCAAGCCTAGAGCGTGGAAACACATGACATTAAAGCAGAGGTTAAATTACTTACGCTTCATTTGTGATAAGAGTGAGTTAACGAAGTTAGATGAATATAAAAAAGCTGCTTAATCGGATGCAACCAATTAAACAGCAGACAACATATACAAATCTATTATACCACAAAAGGAGATTAAGACATGGGAATCGCTGAAATTTTAACAATTATATTTGTAGTTTGTAAATTGCTTGGAGTTATTGATTGGTCGTGGTGGTTGGTATTGTTACCTGAAATTATCGCAGGAGTAATCTATGTAGCGATTATAGTTTTACAGGTTTCGATTTTCCGAAAGGCTCATAAATCTTTTGATAAATGGTAATTAAAGACGTTTGCGAGTGTAATCTCGCTCTCGTCAAGCAGCTTACAGCACCGTCTCCCTACGGTATGCTTTGCCGCAGTTGTAAGTTGCTTGATGGGATACGATACCCATACATAGCAAAGGAGGGTACAACAATGGATTTATTTGAACTTTATAAACAAGAAACAGGTGCAGTTGAGGTGGAAATGTTTAGTTTCCGGGAGTGGTTAATCGACTACGAAATGTCTCAACTATCACTGTAATAGCTATCCATCGGGCTAACAACTCGATGGGACTAGCAATCTATTTATAAAGCCTAGCACAGTACGCCATGACCTGCTTTTAGGAGCGAGCGACAGCCAACAGGCCCCAGTTGCGATGACAGTTTTGTAAGTAGATTGGTGGTTATCCATCAAAAAAACGAAAGGATTGATATGTATGAAATTAGCTAATGCAGTGTCTAAGATCGCTGACTTGCCACAGATTTTAGAGCGACATGGTATAGAGCCTGAGGATGTTATCCGAGTTGAGTATAGTTCTGGTTCAGCAGATAATGCCGACATTCTTGTTCAGCTTTATTCAAGCGAATCTATTAAAAAGCTTGGTGCTTATGATATTGAAAACACTAAAGACTATAAAGATGATCGTTGGACGCAATATAGAGTTATCAAATGTGGTATTTCGTTTATCTGTTGGAAACGTGAAGGTGAGGCGATAGCATGACTGTACTTTTAGAAGTAGAAAATCCAATGGTGCTTGGTCACATCGAGTATCCAATGCCTCCTTATGAGCCAGTTGTTAGCTTTGAAATGCACGATGATTTTGGTAGTTTCATAGCTTCTGGTGATGTGTTCTTTGAAATTGGTGATGCGATCGTACACATCGACAATATCAGTGATTACTTGGCTGTTGGATATTTGGATGAATCAACTTATGACATGACTGATTCAGAGGTAATTGCTTATGTGGAGGAGCATTATGGATTTGCTCATACAAAAAAATAAACCACTACTGGTAATAGTGGCTAAACAAATCAAATATTTAGCGCAATTATAGCGCACTACAGGAGGAATTTCAATGAGTAACTTAGCAGAACAGTTCAATAATCCTCAAATGGGGCAACCTCAATTTCAAGGTGGAGGAGCGTTAGCGCAAGCTAGTGCTTCTCGTGAAATGGAAGAAGTTAAAGGACAAATTTTCATGGCTAAACAATTTCCACGCAACGTATTCCAAGCTGAACAACGTGTATTGGATACATGTAAACGTCCGGCATTAGCGCAAACAGCAATGTACAGCTATCCAAAAGGCGGCACGAAGGTTACTGGCCCATCTATTAGATTAGCTGAGGCTATAGCACAGAATTGGGGCAACTTATCATACGGTATTCAGGAGTTAGAGCAACGTAATGGTGAATCAGTTGCAAAAGCATTCTGTTGGGACCTTGAAACAAACGTGCGCCAAGAAAAAGTATTTACAGTAAAACATGCAATCGGCACCAAAAAAGGTTTGAAGCAATTAACAGATCCGCGCGACATTTACGAAAAGGTTGCAAATGATGGCGCACGTCGCTTACGTTCTTGCATTCTTGGTGTTATCCCTGGGGACATCGTTGATAAAGCAGTTGTGCAGTGTACAGAAACACTTGCTGGAAATAGCAAAGGCCCACTAAAGGACCGAATTGCTTCCATGTTAAAAGGTTTCAAAGACCGTTATCGTGTCACACAAGAAATGATCGAAACAAAGTTCGGTTACAACGCTGATTCTTTCAGTGAGTATGACTATGTAGAACTTCTCAATATCGCCAACAGCTTAAAAGACGGAATGTCAAAAGTTGAGGATTGGTTCCCGAAAGAAGATGCTAAACAGCAATCTAGCGGTTTGGGTGAAGCATTTAAAGACGAGCAAAAAACAGAGGTGAAACCAGATGCAACAAACGACATTCCAATTGAACAGCGAGAACTATCACTCGAATGAAGCAAATCAGCACTACATGTCAGTTTCACAGTTTAAAAGCGCCATGGAGTGTGAAGCTAAAGCGTTTGCAGAGGTAAGAGGCGAATTCACTCGTCCTCCCTCTACAGCTCTAATAGTTGGTTCATATCTACACGCTGCCTTTGAATGTAACGAGGCATTCGCTGAATTTAAAGAACTAAATCACAACAGCATTTACAACAATCGTGGCAACAAATACAAAGACTACGAAAAAGCTGATGACATGATTGAGACTATTAAAAATGATGAGTTCTGTATGTTCGCTTTACAAGGTGAAAAAGAGGTCATCTATACAGGCGAGTTATTTGGTGTAGAGTGGAAAATCAAAGTCGACAACATTAATCATGACCGTGGATTTTTCAGTGATATAAAGAGTACTCAGGAGCTTAGGAAACGTTACTGGAGCGAGAAATATAACACTTGGGTTTCTTTTGTACAAGCCTTTGATTACGTGTTGCAGATGTGGGTGTATCAAGAAATCATCTATCAAAACACAGGTCGTTACTATGCTCCATACATTGTGGCAGTTACAAAAGAATCGCCACCTGATAAAGCAGTTTTACACTTCGATTCAGGACGTTTTGATTTCGAGAAGGAATATGTTCAAACAATGCTACCAAGCATGATAGAAGCGAAGTTAGGACGCAAAAAACCACATCGATGTGATAAGTGCGAATACTGTAGGGCTACGAAGAAATTAGAAGGCACATTTGAGATTGAATATCTACTAGATTAGGAGGGACCTAATGGATATTAAGATGATGGATGAAGTGAAAATTATTGATTCTGATGGTAGAGAAGTTGCAACAGGTACAGTTGCAAATATTAATAAATACCGAGAACCAGACACGCAATATGCAATATATGTTGATGGTTATAGTGATCTTGTCTTTGTTGGAAAAGATCAATTACAAAAGAAAGTTAACTGAGGTAGAGAATGAATAATGTGCCGTCTAAAGTTTTATTACCTACTTGGATATTCCAACAGGCGAAGGATAACGATGAACTCAGACGCTTGGTGCTCGATTACATGACTAGGTATCCAAACTATCGAGTTATCAAAGTGAGTGGTAGTTTCGCGCATTGCGAGAGGCGTGACGGGCTGTTATAGGAGGAGAGAGTTAGATGAATGCTACGCAATCAAAATTAGATAAGTTAAAAAGCGAATTAGGTATAGGTTTAACAAGCGAAGATGCACTAGGTATTTCTATTCCACCAGAATTCCAGTGTTCAAATATAGATCAAGTAATTAAAAACATTGGAAGTATCGAAAAAGAGGTTGATACCGCAAGAGACTATCTTCGTAATGAAGAATACGATGATGTTCAGTGGCATCTTGACTCAGCTAATCATGATTTATACGGATTAGCAAGTGAGGTTGAGGAAATTCGCACTGCTATTGAAGAAGTCCGTGCGTGGGGTCAAGAGTGGAAAGACCTTGCTAAACGGCTTATCAATGAAACAGATGTAAAAATTGAGGATTTCATCTAGTAGCAAGAGCAACAGGCAAGATGATTTTTATACCGTAGGAGGAAAAACATGAGTGAAAAAACTTATTATTCGCGACCAACTGATACGACTGTTGGTGTGCATGGCGGAAAAATAGAATTATTAAATCAAGTTTTTGAGATGTTAACACAACGTGGTTTCGCAATTCAAACAGATCAACGCATTTTAAGAGATTACCCAAGTTTAGCAGATACTCACTGGGAAGGTGCAAATGGTGATTTATTATTCAAATCAGAAATCTATCCAGCAGGTTTCAAGTTAGAATTTTACCAAGAAATTAATACGGAAAATCCATGTGGCGGTTTCTACGATTTTGATAAATTCAAAAGAATGCCATACTTAATCAGGTGCCAATATATCCTTACGCGAAAATGTATTTGCGAACTTTTAGATGCAGCAGGATACACCAACAATGCAGAGACAGAGTATAAATATTCTTTTGATAAAGTGATGGGTAAAATAAAAAGTTCGTGCCATTACAAAGAAGGTAAAGAATTACCTGAATATGAAATTGAATCTTACAACGCTAAAGACAAAGATGGTAAACAATTGCGGAATGGACAAATCAAATATTTCCGTGATCACAAAGGGCGCCTTCAAAGAGGGACAATCTACCACAATATCAATAATATGTGGTGGGTGGTAATTAACAAATTCCATTATACAAATATTGCTTCCTTTGAATTTTTTGATCTTGATAGCGAAGAAAATTGTGTTAAGAAATTAGTGAAGAAATCTGGATATCATAAGCCATTAGCTCGTTTGGAATTTGATCCAGTGAAAACGAAAGAGTTATTAAAAAATGCAAAGAACATTGGTAAGGTTGGTCGTCTTGAAAACGCTAATGACATGCTAAAGTACCTTTACGAAATTGGATGGACATCAAGATGGTTTGCATTTGAATTAAAGTCAAATGGCCGTTTAGGTCTGTTAGAAATAGAAAGTAGAGCCTGGGGAGGCCATCAAGTTTATGAGACACCTAAAAAGTTATCTTTATATGGTCGTACTTTACCAATGTCCAGTTCAGAAAGTTACTGGGTAAAAGCTTTACGAGAATACACAGTACATTCAAAGACAACAATTAATGAGTGGTTCTGTAAAGATCGTAACGGTCAAGGTTCAGATGCGCATTATTGGCCAGAAGTTAGGAAATTGGCTTGGGAAATCGGAGTCTTAGTTTCATAGAAAGAATTTTTCAATAAATAAATCTATGATTAAAAATTTGAATATTGCGACATGAGGAGGGGTGACATGAGTAAGGCGTTTCACACTGTATTGTATGAAAACTTCACCCTTTTAACTGATAACAGTGGCAGGGTTATCTCTAGAAAAGAGTGGGACCTATTAAAAAATGTTATGGATACTTATTTCACACATTATTCAGATGATGAGATTGAGTATAGG